ACAAATCTAGCTGATCTTTTAACAGATACAGTAGAGCAAACGAGAGAGGAAAAAATAGCTATTGCTAGAGCAGTAATGCAACAAGCAACAGTAAATTAAACAGTTGACAACCTATCCTACCTAGTGTAGGATAGGGAATACAGAAACAAACATACAGGAGAAATAACATGGAAAACAACAAACAATTCACAATCACTTATTATTCTAATAAGGATAAAAAGCACATCACAAGACAAGGCAAGTGGACAGACAAATGTAGATATTGGACTAGCAAAGTTGGAGATAGTTTGGTAACTTATTTTGACATGGACAAAGACGCATATAGAACTGCTAAAGGCAGTTGGAAAGTGAGGTACTAATGGACTGGAATATAGTAATGGGAATAGGTGTAGTAATAATGATTATTGGCTTTTTACTTTTCATATGGTGTGAAATGGAAATTGCCGAGGCAGACAGAAAACTTTTTAGACAAGAGCAATTGACTAAATCTTTTAACAAAGGAAAACAATCATGACACAATTAAATGATGAACACTTTGAACTGCATGACCAGAACAAAGCTGAGAGATACGAGCGACAGAAAATCAAGTTCCTAGAAGATAGGATAGCAACACTAGAGAAAGCATTGGAAAGCCATACCAAAATCTTGGCAAGGTTTCAAATGACCGAGGACAAATCATGAGTGGTTTTAATTGGTGCCATGGACCACATTGCCATACCAATGACACACAAGATAGATTACGTGGTGTCCAAGGTAGCAAGGTCCTAAGAACTCGTAAGGTTGCAAAGAATCAATGGAATAGTGGGGTGGATAATGAGGGCAACGACAGAACAAGTATGTTCTCTTACTTCTGTAGTAATGGTTGTTACAATAGCTTTGCTAATAAACATATCAATGAGATTATAGCTATTGCACCAAGGACCGAGGCATTGGAAACACCAGTCAATGTAGATAAGGTGCAAGACACCTATTATAATGGGCAGAGTTATACAAGGGTAGAGATATCAAGGGTTGACAATGATATAGGATAGTATAAGATAGTAAATGAAAGCGAGGAAATAATATGACAAAGTATACATCGAAAATGGATCTAACTAAAGAGATCAAAGAGGAATACCAACCGGGTGGATCTCAACGACAGTACATCTTAGACAAAGCAGTTGAGTACATTAGAGACGTGCCGGGAATACAACAAGCAAAGCATTATTTCTGTACTGAGAAACTTATGATGACAGAGACCGAGTATCTTGAGGCATTGAACAAGGCAACCAATGGCGGATTATATAAAGATCTTTGGAATTAACAATTGACAACCTATCCTACTTAATGTAGGATAGGTACAGAAAGCGAGGAACTAACATGACACAAATGATTAAAGCAACTAACCCCTACTCAAACCAGTCAACGATGTTAACACCAGAGGAACACAAGTTATACATCGAGATTAAGACAGCAGAGTTTGATAAGGATTATAATACAATGCAAAAGAAATTGTCTAAGTTCAGTAGACTAAATGCAGCAGCATTTATGGTACTACTAGACTAACCGAACACACAGAGTGTGGGCCTCGCATAGCCAGGCCCACAACCACAACGTGTGGCGCGCGCTCGCGCAGTGCTCGCACAATTCCATAGAGGTACCAGACCCATCCAGTAATTTGCAGGCAATATAATTGTTAATATAGTATATATAGAAAGGGGTCCCAAGGCCTACCCTTTATTGCTTGATTTGCACGGTTATAGCCTGTAAAAACCAAATGGGTTAACAAAAACACCTTTAAAAAAATTTTGCAAAAAAATATATGAAAATAGACCTAGAGAAGATTAAGAAGCTGCCACCCGACATCAAGAAGGACTACATGAAGATGTATCTAAGACTTGATGAAAAGAAAAAAATTTTAAAAATTAAAGAAGACTTTCTGTCATTTACCAAGCATATATGGCCAGAGTTCATTGAGGGTAAGCACCACAAAATTATTGCAGAAAAATTTAACAAGCTCGCTCGCGGCGAGATCAAAAGATTAATTGTTAATATGCCACCAAGGCATACAAAGTCCGAGTTCGCTAGCTCCTTGCTGCCCGCTTGGATGATCGGGCGTACGCCTAAACTTAAGATAATTCAAACTACCCACACCGGGGAACTAGCAATTAGATTCGGGCGTAAAGCTAAAACACTTATGGATTCTCCTGAGTATAAAGAAATCTTTGAGACGAGACTCAGGGAAGATAGTCAGGCAGCGGGTCGCTGGGAAACTGCACAAGGCGGCGAGTATTTCGCATCGGGTGTCGGGGGAGCGATTACAGGTCGTGGTGCGGATTTACTTATTATAGATGATCCTCACTCAGAGCAAGACGCAATGAACATGACAGCGCTGGAGAGAGCTTATGAATGGTATACATCAGGACCACGTCAAAGGTTACAACCCGGTGGTGCTATTGTTTGTGTTATGACGAGATGGAATACAAAAGACTTGACCGGTCAGTTATTAAAACACCAAAGTGAACCTAAATCAGATCAATGGGATCTGGTAGAGTTTCCAGCAATTATGCCATCAGGTAATCCTGTTTGGCCAGGCTATTGGAAATTAGATGAACTAGAAGCAGTTAAAGCATCTCTATCTATTGCTAAATGGAATGCGCAGTGGATGCAGAATCCAACGTCTGAGGAAGGTGCTATCATTAAACGTGAGTGGTGGAAAGTTTGGGACAAAGAACATATGCCTAAACTAGAGCATATCATACAATCGTATGACACAGCATTTATGAAAAAGGAAACAGCCGATTACTCGGCTATTACAACGTGGGGCGTGTTTCGAGAGAATGAGGACAGTCCTTCTAATTTAATTTTACTAGATTCACTAAAAGGTAGATACGAGTTTCCAGAGCTAAGACGTGTTGCTAAAGAGCAATATGATTACTGGCAACCGGAGACGGTATTAGTTGAGGCGAAAGCATCTGGTCTACCACTAACCTATGAGCTTAGAGCTATGGGTATACCTGTTGTTAACTTCACTCCTTCACGTGGAAACGATAAACACACTAGAGTTAATTCTGTTGCACCTTTGTTTGAAAGTGGTATGATATGGGCTCCTGAACGAAAGTTTGCGGATGAGGTCATTGAGGAGTGCGCAGCGTTCCCTTATGGCGATCATGATGACTTAGTCGATAGTATGACTCAAGCTGTGATGCGGTTTAGACAGGGTGGATTAATTCCTCACCCAGAAGATTATAAAGATGAGCAGATCATCAAAACAAAAAGGACGTATTACTAATGACACCAGCAAGTTTATTAAAATTTTTAAACGCAGCGAGAAACCTAGCAAAGCAAGGTCTTAAAGAAAAAGATATATTAGCGTTTGCTAAACAAGAGTTTGGTGAAGTAACTGATTTAGTAAAATTACAAATTAATAAAATTTTTAAAACTAAAAATCAACCATCTGTTGGAATTAAAACAAAAGATCCTGTGTTTGATAACACAGTAGAAACAATTCCCTTTGATGATACCGGCACTCCTTTCAATCCTAGAGACCCACAAAAAGTATATGGCAAACCAAGAGAAGGCATTAAGACTTTAGACGAAGCAGAGATGGATATAAAATCTATTGACGATGCAACAAATGAATTAAACGATGCAGTAACAGAAGCAGATGCTTTTTCAGAAAGCATAGGATTTCCTGCTGCAACTAAAAAAATTAAAAACAGACCTATGACTGTTGACGAACTTGAAAATTTTGAAATGGATATAGGTTCAGATAATTTAGAAGCTTATAGTTTTGATGGCACTGTTGATGACGGAGCAAGAATTTTAAAAGAAGAAAAACAATACATGGACGATATGTTTATGGAATACAAAAAAGGTAAACTAGATCCTGTAGCAGGTGACAAGTCTCCAGCTAGAAAAAGATTCTTAGAGAAAAAATTAGAAGACGCAGAGATGAGTGGTGACAAAAGATTAATTACACAAGATGAAGTAGAAGAACTATCTTCATTTGATCTTGGTACTGAAATGGATAATGCTAAACTTTCTGTCAACGATGAAATTAAAAAAGGTGTAGATGAAATAATGAGTGATACATCTCCTGCAGCTTTACAAAAAAGTATAGAGGTTGATAATCTTATGTTAGAGTACCCAGGAATGAGTAGAGAACTTGCAAAACAAATTGCAAATGATCCAGATCCAGCACGTAAAGCTCAAGTTATTGCTATGGTAGAACAAACAATAAAAATGGGTAATAAAGGAAAGAGCGGTGATGAAATTATAAAACTATTTAAAAGTGGAAAAACTGGAGATGAAACATTAGACAATTCTATAATATTAAATAATTTTGATCCAAAAGGTAGAAAACCCAGTGCCAAAGGTGGCAGAATTAAAATGGCTAAAGGCGGACTACCAAACATATTAGGATTCTAATGAAGATCCACGAATACAACCAGATGATGGCGTACCTCACGCGGCCCGCTACTCCAACCGAGACACCAGACATTAGACAACCAGCAGCTAGCGGCGGGAGAATAGGTCTTGCATTAGGTACAGAACGAGAAACAACAGACAACACACAATTTGCATCTTTAGAAGATTCTACTATGGGTCCGGATGGCTATCCAATGACTGCGGGCAGACTTGATTTATTAAACCCAAAAACATACACCCAAGGATACGGTACATTAAAAAAAGCTGCGGATAAATATGGAGTTAAACTTGAAGATTGGCTTTCAAAAACTAAAAAAGAAAAAGATGCCATACTTTATGAATACAATAAAAATACATTACCAAGAGATTTAGACAGTTATGTTGCTGTACCAGATAAATTATTAACTAGAATAGAACCTTCTAAAAAAACTTTAGCAAAAACTGATGAAGAATTAATTGCAGAGTTAAGATTAAGACGTAATATGAATACTCCTGAATACTGGACTAACCTTGAGGCACTATCTAAAAACACAGGAAAAAGTGTTTCTAAATTAGAATTAGAATTAGCACCAGAAGGTGGAAAAATTTTTTCTTTCGCTGAAAAACTTACAGCAAGATTTGATAAAGATACAATTGAAAAAATGTTTCCTTCTGCAAAAAATTTAAGTCGTGCAAAAGAATATGCAAAAATTTTTAAAGTTAATAATAAAAAACCAATTAATTTTGGAGCTAAAGGTTCTGATTCACTTAATTATCAAACAAGTCCCGATCTCTTTGAAAAAAGAATAGAATTAATTAAAAATAAAAATTTTGATATGGACGCTCTCTATACTCAAATTGAATTAAAAGAAATTTTTAACTCACCTAATTTTGATTTAAGATATGTAGGATCAGTTTTACCTGACGCAGTTAAAAGAATAGGGCCAATGGTTGCTAAAAAAGGTACTCCGGGAGGAGTTAAACAAGGTT